TTGTTGTCTTTAACACATTTTTAAAATAAAATAACGTTAATAATGAATAACGTTAATAATGAATAATGTTAATAATGAATAATGTTAATAATAAAAATAATAATAATAATAGTATTATAATATAATATAATAGCTATATATTAACTATATAATGTCATATGCCTCTTCTGCTTATACTAATGATAAAATGTACGGGGTTGTAGATAAACTGTTTATATGTCAAAACGAAAGAACAGACGCATTAAACAAAAGAATATCATCTCGAAATATACCATCTACACCGCTTCAGCCTTTTTATTACCAGGTTCCTGTTTCTACAAAATATGGATATATGCCTATTTTAGACCAAAGTAAACCGTCAAATGTTCCTTTAAATAATTATCCGATATATAGCCCACATACTACATTTAATCCTGGAAATAATATGGCACCTTGGTCAGGATTTTCTAATAATGTAAATATAGAATCAACTCTTCGTAATCAGTTTTTTGCCTTACAAGATTCCGAACAGTCACAATATGTTCCGTCATCATCTAGCGACCTTTATAAAAATTATATTCCACCTAATCCTGTTAAACAGCCATATCCTGGATTATTTAAACGGGAGGTTTTTGACCACTATAACCCCAACAGCAATAATTTAGGAAATCATTTATTCAATAATAATACGCGTAATGATATTAAAGATGTTATTCCTGAATGTGAGAAACTATTTTATAATGAATAGTCTATTCTAATTATGCAATTATTATTTAGTCGTTGGTACTATTAATAATATTATTCATTCGAGTTTAGAATAATATTATTTTATAATTCGTCATATTAATGGAAAATAAGGATACTATTAATAACATAGGTAATATTGATATCGCTAATAACAATATAATTAATGTAAATAAACAAAATGATTCTTGTATTTCATTTAATTCCATTGATTATCTTACATTAGAGATAATGGCAAATACGGAATCATATAATAAATATTTGAAAAAAAATAATATGGACCACGATTCGGTATTGAAGAAGGAAAAACGATTTTATAGAAAGCGTATTATATCTATGACAAAAGATATTTTATTTAATAATAACTCAGTATCTGATATTAATATTAATATTAATAATCACCCAAAATTAGATGATGTAATTTTAAATGCGTTTAATACTTATGCCAGGGTATGTATTTCTTATTTTAAATTTAAAGATACTATGGATACAATTCAGGGTGAATATACAAATATGAATCTAGATACAGGTGCAGGTGCCGATGCAGATGATGATATAATGGATATAAATGAGGCAAATAAGTTATTTATGAGACAAATGGAGAAGAAAGTATTGACGCTTGATAATTTTGTTATAAAAACATCTCCACCCCATGATGAAATGGTAATCCCGCAAACAAAAGATTTCAACTTAAAAGACCCCAAATATAAAAAGAAGGATATTAAAAAATTTTCAAAACAGAAGCCCGGTTTAAATAATTTGGCAACAGAAGGTATAAATGTTATAATTAGTAAAAAGGATAAGAGTGAAATTGAATTGTCTATCGAGAGCTCTACAAAAAAATAGTTTATTATTTAATTATATTAATTATTTTTTATTTTTAACTATGTATATATATATACGTATTAAATACGCTATTTATATATATAAAATTATTTACAAATGAAGTCTAAAAAAATACAATCTATTTTAGAATTTGCTCAAAATACAAGTTTTAATAGAGACAATAAAAATAATAAAAAAAATAAAAACAATAAAAATAATAAAAAAAATAAAACCAGGACTAATAAAACAAGGACTAATAAAACCAAATTAAATAAGTATAGAGGAAGAACGCATAAAATAAAAAAGAATTTACGTAGACGCAAAGTTAGGCATACGGTTATGAAAAAACCAGCTATCAATGTTAGAAAAATCGTTGACGAAGATGAAGGTATTCAACGTCATCCCGATGGTTTTATAAAACTAAAATGTAGTCCAAAAATACAGGAAAATGATTTTACCTGTTATAGCAATGAATCATTAATGAAATTAAAATCATTGTGGAATGCCCGCCATCCAGATGTAATGATTAATTCAAATGAACCAAAGGAAATTTGGGAAGGATTGAAAGGACATTTAAAGAATGTATGTAATAAAGAGTCGTGTTGGTTGAAGCAGCACTTTGCATCCACCGGTGTAGACAAGGAAATGCTTAACTATACATTTGCACCCAAAAGCCCTGATGATTGGAAAAAGAATCCAAACGAGTGGCTTAATAGTATCGATATTGAAAATGTGATGAAACAATATGAAAAAGAGTTTCCTTTTTTTGATTTTATAGGGGCAGCACCAATCGATTTTGACTCTCCGAAAATGTACGGTGAATGTGTATGGGAAGAGTTGTGTCATTTCGATTTGAATATTTCAATACGGAACGGTAAAAAGAAAATCGGATTTGTTTTTAATACAGACCCGCATTATTTATCGGGTTCACATTGGATATCTATGTTTGTAGACTTGCCGCGGAAATTCATATTCTTTTTTGACAGTACCGGTAATCCTCCACCAAAAGAAGTGAAACGATTAATCAAGACTATCACGCAGCAAGCAAAGACGGTCGGAATAACATTACGATATATACAAAACAATAAACATCATCAGAAAAAACCGACCGAATGTGGTATGTATGCTTTATTTATGATTATAAATTTACTGCGCGATAATATGGAGCCAGATGATTTTATAGTTGATATCTTTCCAGATGAAGAGATGCAGAAATTTCGGCACAAATACTTTAATAAAGATTTGTGAATACAGTATAAATAAAAACTAACAAAATCATATTAAATAAAACATTATATTTAATATTATCTGTTACATACTATTTTAAATGTCCTTTTATCAATTTACAAAGAACGAAAATAAGAGTATTATATGGGGTCTATTGCACGAGGGAGGTGTTTTCAAAGATTTGCCCAATAACCAGGTAGAAAATGTTAAAAAACAATTTGAAAATACTATACTGTCTATGAAGTCGGAGTTTGATTTATTTTTCGAACAAAATGATGAAGGTGATAACGACTACGAGAAAAAAGCGTCGGAAATGATTATGAATAGTAACAAGGCGGTTATTCGAAAAATGGTTCAGCAAATTAGTTTATTAAAAGGGAAAAGACTAAATGATGGTCGACCGCCTGCACAAAGAGTTGCGGCAGTAAATTTACCGGTGCCTCCACGATTTGGAGGCGGTTCAGGTAGTGCGACGGCAGCGGTAGTGACTGGTGTGCCAACAAAAAAACAAAAAGTAGAAGAAATTTATCGAGCCGATGATTTACAAAAAAATAGAATGTCCGAACTCGAAATTCGTCTAAAAGAGAAGCAATCTGAAATGGATAATATGTTAAATAATAAAAAACCAGAGCAAATTAATTTTATAGATAAAAGTGTAACCGATGATAAATTATCAAGCAATGAGATGGACCGATTATTAGCAGAAGCATTGTCATCGCGTTCACGCGAATTGGATACATTGGTTCTTTCTCAAGGCGATAATTCTAAAATGCCTGAATCTGTCGCCTCAAGCGTACGCATTGCTACTTCTAAACGCCCTCAAGAATCTGGGAAAAAAAATGTGTCTTTTAATGAAACTGAAAATGAACAAATTGTATATTCTAATGATGTGAATATGGGGACTGATATGAATAAAGGTTTAAATGGTACGGTATATGTTACGACCGATGATGATGATGAAGAAGGCGGGGGCGGAGATATAAGAATTTTCGAGAAACGAAAAACAGATGAAACGGCAAACGCGGGAGAATCTCATAAATTAAATGAAAAAATCAATATTATACAAAATGAGTTACAAGACATTAAAAGAATACAGGATAGGATATTGAGTATTTTAGAAAGAAAAAATAATCCGTGATTTAGTAAATGTGTAGATACGAAATATTATATTTTAATATATAATTATTACAGCTTTAACTGATTATACTGATACATTAGAAAAAAATCCATTAACTTTTGATTCAATGTGCAAAGAGATAACAAGCGAAAACAGTAGACTACACGACCCACAATCACTTCGCGTAAAATATTAGAAAAGCAATTCGTCTGGGTAATGGTTTTGTATAAGACATTAACTTGTATTGGGTGGTTATATTACCTTTGTCATTAAATGAATAGAATATAACTTACACATATTTTTGTATTATATAATGTATTGCATCCTACATCATATCATACTTTACAAAATACAAATATAAAATATAAATAATACAGGTTTACGGTTTAGATTTTGCCACTCCTCCTGTTCCACTATCTTTCTTTTTAGGTGTTGGCATCACTGCTGCACCCGATGATGAGGATGCCGCTGCCACTACTGGCGTGGTAGCTTCAGTTATCGGCACATATTTCATCTTACCATCCGCATTTTTCACCAGTTTTCCAACCGCCAACGGTTCACCTCCCACCGCCTGTGCCACTTGGTAGCTTCCCCAATCATATACAGTATTTGTAAGTTTATCATATGCATATTGTTTATTTACTCCTTCCATCTTCATCTCCATTGACACTAATTTCAGTGTCGTCTGTTTCGTATTTCGAGCCGATGCAGCATCCGATTCTTCGTTCTCGACCGCAGGAGAAAACGCAAACTTCTTCGAAGATACGCTCCCAAATGAAAAACATTTCAATTTCTCTTTCGATGCAGCATCACGATGTATTGCGCAATCAATCGACGCCTCTTTTATCGCCAATAGTAACTGATGATTGATTTCCTCTTTAATACTCGATATTTCAAACAACGCCTCATCTGTTGATAAAGCTATTTGCGCATTTTTCTTACTCACATCATTTATTCTAAGCTGTAATGACGAATCATCCGCCAACTGTTGCGGCGTAAATGTCATTATATATAACATCACATTTACTGTGCGGAGTTTCTCGTCTTTCAAATCATTGTGGCTGCAGATACGTCTAGCCCTCCCAATAACTTGCTCGATTCTCACCGGCTGCCAATATGGTTCCGTGATATGAACCCAACGAACGTTTCGCAAATTAATACCCTCGGCTCCTGACGCTGTAATCATAAGCACTTTAATAATCTCGCCCATAAAATTATTCCCCGATTTTTGCTGAAGTTGTTGCTTTATAGTAACAGGCACATATTCCCAAGTACTATTGAATATATTTCGTATAATCTCGCGCTCTTCATCTTTCACTGACCCAGTATAAAGAGCATACATATGTTTGCCTTTATCTTCGTCTCTAATATCCCATATCCAATTCCCCGAACTATCTTTCTTGATTCGAAAACGTGCATAACCATTTGCGTCAAGTACCATAGAAAGGATACGAATACCTTCAAGCGACCTAAATTGGCTGTACACCAAATGTAGCCCGGAATGATGCGGGTCCTGTATATTCTCCAACATCGCCAAAAACTTGGGGCTATAATTCTGTAACTCACCGCCATCCTGTGGTTTCGTAAGGTAACGCTGTTTACCGCTTTCAAGTTTAGCGAGTGCGATATCTATACGCTTTGAATACGTGGCATCAACCTTTTTCGCGATACTTTCAGACATTTCCTCTATATCGTCGCTCGTATGTTCTCCGTTTAAATTGTCGGTTCTTTCTTCTGCTCTAATCCCGTCTACATCTTCTTCATTTACGCCATCATTTATCGCCCCTTCTATATCTTGGTCTTCTTTATTAAGCGGGCGATGTATTTCAGTCGGGAAAACAAAGTTGCAAAACAGTCGCGAAAAGATTCGATAATTCGATATAGCATCTTCATATATATCATCACCGCCACCACCGGCACCAGATGCACCTTTTGCTTTACTCGGGCGCTTAGACTTGGATTTCTTTTCCAGTTTTCTTTCTGCTTCACGCGCCTTTTCATATGCCGCAAATTGATGGTCACTCATCGGTATTCTCATCACACGGAAGTTTACTGATTTCTCATACGCAGGCATAAGCTGTTCTTGCGCGCTTCTAAAATAAGAAGCAAGTCCCAGAATACGCCGCTGGAACATAACGATATTTTTCACATTTCCTGTTTCGGCGTCTATAAAATACGACCTAAATGCATCAAGATTATCAGGTAGCGCTTTATGATTCTCGATTGTTATACTTCCAGCAGTAACATTTATATCTCGTCCGCGAAGCGTAGAGAGAACCAGGCGTTCGAAATCCGTGTCGCTAACATAAGGCGAATCACCCTCCGGTGCGATTTTCACAACACCCATATATTCTCCTCGCTCATTTACATTTACGAATCCAAACGGGTTTCGAGTTATCGTAAGTACACGTGAGCTATCATTATAGTCAATATAGTCCAAGATATTTATGCTGGCAAATAATTGTTCTAGCACTTTTTTATCTATTTTTGCCTGAGAGGTAATTTGAAGCGGGATTTTCCACGTTTTAATATAGCCGCGCAGAATATTAAAAATCACGGCTACTTCATTGGGGTAGTTAATGACCGGCGTTCCACTGAGCAGAATAATCTTCACATTTTCTGCCTGCATCAACATATCATATAGACGCATCGGAAGCGAGTCTTTTCGCTTTAATTTGTTTACGATACGGCTAATAAGGTTATGAGCTTCGTCAACGATTACGACATGGTCGGAGAAGGGATTCTTGCTAAAATCGGCAGATAATGTTTTTAGGTTACTCATTCTCATTCCGTTATAATTAAGAAATGTATATTTTACTTCAATCATTGCATTTAGTTGTTCATCCAGGCTGGTGCGTTGATCGCGATTCAATGATTCATAGTTTGACGGCTTTTTAACATTCACAAGCCACGCTCCTTTTTGGTGAGTAATAAATTCCCGAGATAGTGTTAAAATCGCGGACAATGTTTGAATCATAGGGTCCGATGCGCTTTGTATCGGGATAAACTCCCAGAATTGATTTTTCTTGTATATATCATCGCCGCATTTTTTCAATTCTTCTATGTAGTTTCTCCGCAGAGAAGCAGGGGTCAGAACAATAATATTTTTATGCGTTTTCAAACCCTCGGCGATTGAAATAGATGAGCACGTTTTACCGCTTCCGAGACCGTGGTATAATAGTAGACCGCGATAAGGCGTATATATATTCAAATAATCGCGGACTATTTTTTGGTGCGTTAAAAGAGAAAAATCGGACTTGGATGATGGATCACACGAAAGTTGTTCTTTTTGGCTCGATATTTCTTCGTGATATCGCGTAAACAATTGGTTAATAAAACTGATAAATTTCTCGCGATTATTCATATAATAATTGGAAACAATAATACCTGGTGGGCGCGTTCTAGGCATTCTTTCGCGAACTGCTGCATCTTTTATTACCATATCTTCAACATCGTGATTCATTTGGTCAAATGTAGGCGCTTCAGTTACGCGACCTCGAGCCTTTTTAACAAGAGATGACGCGCTGCTTGTCATCATAGTGGATACATCGGCTTCGGAAGCATCATCGAGGACGCCTCTGTGTTCATCAAGTTTCTTACCCATACCAAGAATAAGAGAGGCATCTTCAACGAGATGTATTTTAGTCGGCAATTTTCTTATAATAACGATTTGTCTTGTAAGGTTGGCTGCCGCCGATGCGTCCAATGAGGCAGCTTTGATAGATGATGAGGATTGTCTACTGGATACTAAAGATTCTTTCCCCATTTTGTGTGGTTTTGCCGAGGATATAGGAAGTACGTTATGAAGATGACCTCTAATTGCTTTGCCATCTACTAATTTTTCTTTTGCTTTATTTACAATAGTTACATTTGGTGGCTTATGTATACCTTCGCCCGCGTGAGGAGGTGGAGCAACCATTCGAATAATAACTTTATGTCGTTGTTCCGGTATGGGGCGTGCATTTGGCATATCACCAACACCGGGGTTGGCTTTATCTTCGAGTCTTTGTAATACAGCGGGTGGAGCTAAATTGGTTTGGAGTGCGTGAATCATTCTTTGGGCTGCAAAATTTACACCTGGTTGCCCGCTTGGAAGAATATGTGGACCTAATTCTGGAGCTTGTAAAACTTCTAAGTTCGAATTATATGGAATGTCACCTTCTTCGGTTATGTCTTCTCCTTGGTGTTGTTGTTGGAGTAATACTGCTCTATCTTTAATAGATTGTTCGTGAACCGACTGCGGTAAAAGGGCCTTTGGGTCAGATGCCGCTTGTGCTGAATCTCCTTTAGAACTAAATACATTTTGAACAGATGATAATAATGAACTTAGTGCACCTACACTAATAGCAGATGGTGCAGATGTTAAAGATAATCGCCGTGATTTTAATTTTTGAAGAGATTTTGTAATTTCTCTGTTTTCTTCTATATTGGCTTTAGATGCTTCGTCCGGATTTGAAATTTTTTGATTCGATTCTAATAATCGTGATTCTAAATTTTGTATCCTTCCTTCGAGTTCAATATCTTGTTCCATTATAATATACGAATAAAAATATAATAAGTATTATCATTAATAAAAGATATTTAAGTTATTATTTCATCATTATTTATTCGCCTTCGTTATTCGCCTTCGTTATTCGCCTTCGTTATTCGCCGCGATGATTCACCAGCCGTTTACATACATTGTAGCGCAAATTCGCAAGCCATTTGCTCTGCTTTTTTTTTGATTTTATGTGTTCCTGAAGCGAAATGGACTAGTAGATGACCTTTATCTTCGTATTGTTTTCGGATGTTTGTAAATGTATTTAAGTCACTATATTTAATTGCATCCTTATAATCGGTATGGTATATCTCTTTGCCTAAACATAAATAAACACCCATAGTATATCCATTTTCGGGGTCGTGTTGAATTTCTAAATAATCAGGCGTTGTTTTGAATTCTTTCTGAATTTTTACCTGGAGAATATTCTTATAATTGTCATCATTTTTGATAAGAGCGACCCAGTCTACGTGTCTCTCAAATACTGCTTCAATAAATTTCTGTGCCATTTGGAATCCTGGACCGGTCACAAATACATTATCAAACCATTTTTCATCATCGTGAATACTTATTTTATTAAAGTCAAGAAACAAAGCACCAATAAATGCTTCGAAAAGACATCCCAATTTTTTTAGATTTGTCCTGGTGCGTTTTTCCTCGGCGTGTCTCGAAATAATAAACCATCGATGCAGACCCATTTCAATCGCAAATTTGCCAATGGATTCATTTTTAACAATGGCAATTTTCTTTTCAGTCATAAAGCCTTCATTCTCTTTAGGAAATCTACGATAAAGATAGTATTTTGTAACACATTCTAGAACACCGTCACCGAGAAATTCAAGGCGCTCATTTGATTTTGTTTTTAGAGGCATACAATTCGAAGGTTGAGGCATAATTTTTATATTCTCGCGGATATTTTCTAGTTGGGGTCGTTTTGTATATGATGAATGTATAAAGGCGCGGCGATAAAGGTCAAAATTATGAAGAGATGATGGAATTCCATATGATGAAAGAATAGATTGAACTTCATTCAATGTAATCTCTCTATTTTCCGGGTTATACGGATTGAAAATGTATCCATCTTCGGTTGGAATAATATCCATATCATTTAATATATTTTTTGACTCCGATGTGGTTGTATTTAATTTAGGAGAAGGAGTTTCACTGGATGACATATTGTTTATTTTGGTAGTACGAGCTTATATAATAGTATTTAATAAATATCTTTAAACTATTTCAATTTAGTCTATTTAAAATATTCTACTATTCGGTATATTTTTATACTATTTGGTATATTTGGTATATTTATAAATAATAATTGTTTTATACAAATAAAATATTTAGCATATATATAATAAGCATAAAATGGTCGGAAGTGGTCTTGTTGGTAGAACTTTAAGAGTCGATTCTCTTACAAATAAAGGATGTATCTTTGGTAGCATGGCCGGTTTGGCGCCTAGTATAGGAATTAATCCAAATCTTATGAACGTGTATCGTAGCGATACCACATACTGTACGAATAAATGTATCCCCACTGGTTGCAAAGAAGGTTTCGCTTATATGAAGAAACACGGTCTGATATTTAGCAACAAGACAACCGGTGGTATCGGTAAAATGTCTTATGCACCCGGTATTAGAGTCTTGCAGGGTAGAGGCTATCAAACGGGTATCGGTTCTTAATATATATCTATATATCTGTAAAATTATATATTTTGAGTTGTTAATGTAATGTAATATAACAACTATTATTCTTAATGTAAAATATATAATATTGAATTTTAATATTACAATATTATATACATATATTCATATATATTTGCACATCCCATATTCCCACATTTAGATGACTCAAAAAAACGGACCTAAAAGTCGTAATGGACGCTCAGCGATGGCGCGTCGCGTTTTATTTAGCGGACCTGGTTCTACTGATGGTCTATATGCCAACACACATAATGGCGGTGGTATGAAGAAAGGTGGCGCACAGCCATCTGCTACCGGGTTTATGACATCATTTGCACAGAGAAGTCAGATTGCGGTCCCAGCTCTCAATAAGGACTTTTTGTTTAAATTTAGACAATATTATGACGCCCCTCGCCATAGTGGACCTAAACTATAAATATGTAAATATGTAAATATGTAAACTATTTAGAAACTCTACTATATAATATGATAACACAGCAAAGTATTATCATATTATACTATATACGTTTCATACGCTTCATACGCTTCATATTTATACTTAAACTACATACACAAACATATCAGTTACAATGCTGATAAAAGTAGACAACCGTGAAACAGAATTATTCCCACTTATTGAGAGACGTATAGATACTATCGATATTTTAGAGAAAGAGTCAGCGGCGTTATCTGCTACTATAAAAAATAAAGCATCGATTAAGGGCTCGGGCGTGAATCGATGTTTGGTTCCTCTTCATATTTTTCAGGATGTAGATGTAGTGACGACAGAGTGCTGTGCAGATTTAAAACTAAACGAAACATTAAACGAAACACCAAACGTGGAAGAAACCGAGAAAGCTCATAAAATTAAAAAGGAGCAACTTCATATAGGTGATATCGTTTTAGAGGACAGTACAGGGAAACAAATTCTTGTATTTGAGCGAAAAACACTCAATGATTTGGCAGCAAGTATAAAAGATGGGCGATACAATGAGCAGTCTTTTAGGCTCGATAAAGAGGCAATACATAATCATAATATTATATATATCATTGAAGGTGATATCGAAAGATATAACGAAAAAAAAGGGCGTATATCAAAAAAGGTCCTTTTTAGTAGTATGTTTTCATTGTTATATTACAAGGGGTTTTCGGTATTTAGAACAAACTCGATTTGTGAAACGGCTGATGTTATTGTGTTTTTTGCCGATAAATACGAAAAGACACTTGCTACTGATAAAACGCGCACGGCATATTATGGTATGGAATGTAATGTAGATAACGTGATAGTATCAACGTCCCTACCGATTACGCCACCGACTCCTGGTTCTCTATCGCGCGCCACAGATAAGGAGGAAAGTGAGAAATATTGTGGCGTATTTAAAAGCCATAAAGAGAAAAATGAGTATATTACACAGGACAATATAAATATAATAATGTTGACGTGTGTACCTGGAATAAGCTCTAAAATAGCGACACAAATTATGAATGAATATAAGACAATACAAAATCTCTTATATCAACTTGAAAAGGAACCAGATATATTAAATACATTTATGATTAAAACGGATTCTGGAATGATGCGCAAGATAAACAAAACTTGCGTAGATAATATTAATAAATTTCTTGTGCGGCAACATAAAACAAAAGAATAAAACAAAAGAATAAATAAACGATATAATAATGCAAAAATATCTAATTATTAACAGATATAGCTACACTATTATTTCTGTAGTATCCTGCATCAATTAATCCTTGCGTGAAATCGCTGCCACCCCAATTCGGGTCCATTGGGTTAGGGCTTTGACCGGTTACTTGTGTTATATAATCCAGCACCATATCAGGTGTCAATTCGCCCTGGTCAATATTTGAATTATCGTAACCTGGGTATGAATTTAGGTTATATGGTCGGTCGTCACGTGACGCATCTAAAAATTTCGTGACACGTCTTCTTGGATTATGCGTGTTTATAGAAGATATGGGAGGTAATCCTCCCTGTAAATCGGTCGGACCGGGGCGAATTTTATATGTCGATTCTCCTTGAGTATCTTCTGATTGTTGTAAAAATAGAACAGGACATAATACTCCTGATGCTTTTTGCCAGTCAAGGAATTCTGTATATTCTTCTAAATTGTTAAATGTTACAGGATTTACACCCGGTACTGTGATTTTTTTTGAATTATATAAATATAGTTGAGAACCTTTCTGTATTAAAATATTAGGACAGCTGGAATCTATACCATCTTTGCCCATTGTTAACGCTTCTTTGAAGTCATTGCTTGTATAATTTAATACGAAATATGTAGCAATAATAAATAAGGAGGTTATTAGTATAATTTTATAAGTCATTTTATTGTTGTATAATATATTATATATATATAAAATATGAATATTTAATAATTGCTTTTTAAATAAAAACAATGGTCTATATTATTTTTTGTCTAAATATAATATATACATATAAGACATTATAGAAAATGTCTGAAGGAGTATTGAGTTTGACGGATAGTGAAATTGCTTTGTTGAAAAATAATCCTGGCGTTGTATTGTTTCATATGGATGGATGTGGACACTGTGTTAGTATGATGCCTGAATGGAATCGCGTAGTAACAGAATTAAAAGACAGTATGAAAAATGAAATTATTTTAGGTGCAGTTGAGAGAAATAATATAGAAAAATTTCATAAACACGGAATAAAACCAAATGTAAATGGATTCCCTACTGTTTTATATTTTCATCCATCGAAATTACATAACCCCGAGGTTTATAATAAAGATAGGAGTTATGAAGAATTTAAGAGATGGATTATAGAAAAATCGCATAAGGGTAAGGGTAAGGGTAAAGGGAAGGGAAAAAATAACAATGATAATAATGGTGACAATAAAGTAATGTCTGCGATTAAAAATTATGATAAGTATATGAAACACCGAAGTGAAAGGTTTACGGGAAATAATAATGAGATAGTTGTGGGACAAGAGGGTGGTGGGCGTCGTCGTCGCGATAGAAGTAGGAGAAATAGAGTAAAAAGATTAAGGCGTACGCGCAAACATCGAAGAACACATCGCCGTCGCGCACATTGTAAATCACGTTCTAAACTCGATGTTACAAGCGGTGGTGGGTGTGGATGTGGTAGTAGTGGCCCACGAAAGGGCAAGGGTATGTTTCCCTTTTAAAAATGTTATTTATAAATAAAAATAATGGATTGGAATTATATTGAACCATTATTTTTATTACGAAATGTTTTATATTATATCGTATTATAACATCTTATATCATCTTATATCATTTTCTATGTTTACGCGACTTATGTGATTTATGTGATGTCCGTTTCGTTTTTCTTTTTCTACCACCATTTGTTACAGGTGGCAATCTAACCTGAGGCATTGGTTTTAATATTGGAGCAGGATTAGGTTTGTTAACTGATTCGATAACGGCTGTTCCGGTAGCTACGCATATAATGAATTCGCGCATTTCAGTTAGGGATATTTCTACACCAGCAATTGCGGTTGCTGATGGGTATTTTTTTTGTGTATATTCTTCTAGTTGTGATATAGCTTCTGCATAAACATCGTCGATTTTTTGATTTATCGCAGAGTTTTTTCCTCCAAGAAGACCGGTCAAATTTCCTAAAATATCCCTAAAAAAAGATACGGAATGTACAATTGTTCCTCTTACTAAACCCAGTGGTTTATATTTATTGTCATCAAGTGTGTTTAGTGTAAAAATACGCATATTATGTATTTGGGCGAGTATTTATAGTAGTATTGATATATATTATATATTAATATTTTTGTTTTATGAGGTTGAAAAATTGAAACAAATATTGAGCTTAATAATATATGTAAAATAAAAACCTTGTACATACTGTACATAGCACCAATCACGCTTATCCTATAATGTCTACAACTTTGTCTACTTCAGCTTCTGCTGCTTCTGCTGCTTCTGCTGCTTCGCCAATTGTTTTGAAACGAGTGAAGAATATATTTGGATTTAGATTTGGAAATGAATGCGGAATATCCGCAATGTCACCGACGTCACCTATGTCACCGACGTCTCCTATATCACCTAGCGTCATATTGATGAAACGCAAAAGAAATATCAATACTATCAATACTATCAATACTATAAATAATAATATATTCGACAAACGCGACGATATCGATATCTCAACAGAGTCGATTGAAGTTATACCTGATGACTATTATCACAGGCATCGCGAGAGGAAGCTGGAATATCAGAAGAATTATAATAGGGAAAATGATGATAAAATCAAAGAATATAATAAGGATTATTACCTG